GACCCCGTAGCACCCTCCCGGACGACCTGATACCGTCCCGCCGCGCAGGGACGCCGAACCCCTCCCCGAGGTCCGCATGCTCTCCGATTTCGTCGAAGTCACGATCACCACGGTCTCGACGGTGCTCGCCCGTGCCGGGTTCGGCATCCCCCTGATCCTCTCCGCGAACATGACCGGGACGGCGCGCACCGCCGAGTGCGCGAGCCTCGCCGAGGTCGACGCGGTCGCCGGGATCAGCGCCTCGAGCCCCGAATACAAGATGGCCGAGGTCCTGTTCTCGCAGGCCCGCAAGCCCTCGAAGGTCATCCTCGGGCGCCTCGCGAACAAGCCGACGCAGGCGTGGATCATCAGCATCCCGACGTCGCCCTCGAGCGGCGTCGCGAACTCGACCGCGTACGAGTTCCTCGTCACCCAGCCGAACGACGCGGCCGAGCAGTCGGTGTCGTTCACGAGCGACTCGAGCGCCACGAACGCCGAGATCATCGACGGCCTGAAGACGGCGTTCGACGCGCTCTCGATCAGCGGGATCACGTCCTCGACCTCCGGCTCCGGAGACTCGAAGGTGCTCGTCCTCACGGCGAGCGCCGCGGGCACCGTGTTCTCGCTCCGGGTGCCGGTCGCGCAGCGCGGCTACATCTGGATCGCCGCCGCGCACTCGGACCCCGGGTTCTCGGCGGACCTCACCGCGATCCGCAGTGAGAACGACACCTGGTACTGCATCCTGAACCCGTGGCCGTCGAAGGCCTACACGGGCGCGATCGCCACGGCGATCGAGGCGCTCACCGACACGAACAAGATCCACATCGCCCGCACGAACGAGACCGAGACGATCCAGTCGACGAGCTCGAGCGGCGTCGCGCAGACCCTCGCGACGGCGAACCGCGAACGTACGTCGGTGTTCTACAGCGACCACAACGACACCTACATCGACGCCGCGATCGCCGGTCTCATGCTGCCGACCGACCCGGGCTCGGAGAACTGGGCCTTCAAGACCGTCTCCGGCCCCGCCGCCGACACGCTCACGAGCACCCAGCGGGCGAACGCCCTGCGCTCGAACGCGAACGTGTACACGTCGACCGCGGGCGTCTCGCTCACGCAGCTCGGCACCGTGGCGTCCGGCGAATACATCGACGTCGTGCGCGGGCGCGACTGGCTCTCCGCGCGCCTCGCCGAGGACGTGTTCGGGCTCTTCACGAGCCTCATCAAGGTCCCGTTCACGGACGCCGGGATCGCCCTCGTCGAGACGGCCGTGCGCGGCGTGCTGCAGGAGGGCGTGGCCGTGGGCCTCCTGTCGCCCGACCCCGCTCCCGCCGTCACCGTGCCGAAGGCGGCGGACGTGTCGGCCGAGGACAAGGCCGCGCGCCTCCTGCCCGACGTCAAGTTCACCGCCACGCTCGCGGGCGCCATCAACAAGGCCCAGATCGACGGTACGATCAGCGTCTAGCACCACCTCCCGCCCGGCCCGCGCGGCCGGCGTCGCACGACCACGAGGCCCGTCATGCTGCGCACGTACGATCCGAAGAACGTCCTCGTCTCGTTCGGCGAGGTGTCGCTCACCGGCTTCGCCGACGGCACGTTCGTCACCGTCGAACGCGCCTCGGACGCCTTCTCGAAGGTGGTCGGCGCGGGCGGCGACGTGGTGCGCACCCGCAACCGGGACCGGAGCGCGTCGGTCACCGTGACGCTCCTCGCGAGCGCCCCGGAGAACGACCTCCTCTCCGCGATCGCGCAGGGCGACGAACTCGCCGGCACGGGCGTCCGGGCGGTCATGGTCAAGGAGCTGAACGGGACCACGATCGCCGCGGCCCAGAGCGCCTGGATCCGCAAGGTGCCGACGGCGGAGTACGGCAAGGAGCACGGCTCGCGCGAGTGGATCTTCGACGTCGAGAGCCTCGACGCGTTCGTCGGCGGGCTCACGACGTAGTAGGGTCTGGCCGTTGACCCCACCTGACGGGCGCCTCGGGGTCGGTCCTCGGGCGCCCGTCTCGCGTTCGGAGGCGTCGTGCTGAAGGTCCAGTCCAAGGAGATCGGCGGGACGGTGTTCGAGGTGCAGCAGCACCCCGCGCGCCGCGCCCTGCGCCTCGTCGCCCGCGTCGGCCGGCTCGGCAAGGCCCTCGGCGGCGTGCTCGAAGGCGCCATGACCGGCAAGGGGCGCAAGCTCGCCGACCTCGACGTGGGTGTGGTGCTCGAGGCCATCGGCGCGGTGTTCGACGTGCTCACCCCCGACGAGCAGGACGCCTTCTTCGCGGAGCTGTTCGCGTGCACGGCGATCGTCGAGATCACCGGACAGCGGGTGCCGCTGTGGCCGGTGTTCGACGCTCGGATGCAGGGCCGGGCGCTCGACGTCTACACCCTCGCCTTCTTCGTTCTGGAGGTGAACTTCCGCGATTTTTTCGACGGCCTCGCCAGCGTGCCGGTGCCGGCCGGGGGCGCACCGTCGCCATCCCCGAGCACCTGACCGACGAGTGGCCCGCGTGGCGCCTCGTCGTCGAAGGGCGCTCCACGGTGGCCGAACTCGAGGTGCTCTCGATTTACGACGTGCTCGACGCGAACGACGCCCTGACGGTGTGGGCGAGGGCGAAGGAGGCGGCAAGCGATGATCGTCCGTGAGCTGTTCGCCCGCCTCGGGCTCGACGTCGACAGTCAGTCGTTCGAGAACGGCGAAGTTCTGATCGAGCGCGCTCGCAGCGGGCTCATGTCGCTCGGCAAGCTCGCGCTCGGAGCCACGGCCGGGCTCGCCGTCCTCGCCCGTCAGGTCGCGCAGACGGGCGCGAACGCGCAGGACGCCTCCGACCGCCTCGGCGTGTCCGTCGAGACCGTGCAGGAACTCGGGTACGCAGCGAAGCTCTCGGGCACGTCGTTCGAGTCCTTGCAGCAGGGCCTCGCGTTCATGGCCCGCAAGGGGGTCAAGAACCTCGACCAGGGCCTCGCCGACCTCGCCGACCGGATCGCCGCGCTCCCGCCGGGCGGCGAGCGGGCGGCGGCGGCGATGGAAATGCTCGGGCGCGGCGGCGTGGAGCTCGTGCCGCTGCTCGCCGAGGGGTCGGAAGGCATCGCGCGCCTGCGCCGTGAAGCGCAGGACATGGGCCTCGTCGTGGACGGCGTGGCCGTGCGCCGCCTCGCGAAGCTCGACGACGGGTTCGACCGTCTCACCGAACGGCTCAAGGGGATGCGCAATCGGCTCGTCGTGCAGTGGATCGGGCCGATCACGAAGGGGCTCGACCTGCTCGAGCGTGCGATCGCGGGTGTTTCCGACGCCCTCGCCGTGCTCGCGAAGAACATGGACGCGGTCGGGGTCGTGTTCGCCTCGTTCGCGGGATCGTACCTCGTGGGCCTGATCGCAGGCCTCGCGGCGGCGGCGGGCGGGTTCGGCGCCCTCGCGGCAGCCGCGGCCTCGGCGGCGTACGCCACGATCGCGGCGTGGGTCGCGGCGGCGGTGCCGTTCCTCGCGATCGCGGCGATCATCGGCTCGATCATCCTGATCGTGGACGACCTGTGGACGAGCTTCACCGGCGGCGAAGGCATCATCCTGCCGACGCTGAAGCGCCTCGGGCAGGCATTCCTCGACTTCTTCAACTGGATCGGGAAGAAGGCGACCGAGTTCGGCGAGGCGTTCGTCGACGCGATCATGGGCCCGGTGAAGGCGCTCGTGAGCTTCTTCACGGACATTGGCCAGAGCCTCGGGCGCGCGGGCAAGGCGTTCTCCGACGCCATCGTTCCGAGCGTGCAGGCCCTCGACAAGTCGCTCGGCCGGTTCCTGAACCCGCCTCGCGCGGGGCCGAAGGATGACGGCGTGCCGACCATCGGCCCCGACGGCGCGCACGTCTCGCTCGACCCGGCCATGCGTTTCGGCGCGGCGGCGTCGCCTGCGGCGAGTGCGGCGGCGTCGCCGTCCCGCACGACCATCGGCGGGCAGCAGTTCAATGCGTCCTTCGTCGTGAACGGTGCTCCCGGGCAGGACCCGCAGGCCATCGCCGGGCAGGTGCGCGACACCCTTGACCAGTGGCACGCGGCGCAGATGCGGCAGACCTACGCCGCCGTCGGGGGCGGGTGATGGCCGAAGTCCTGAACGCCTTCGCGACGGCGCCCACGATGATCGACACGCTCGCGGTCGATGCGGCCGTGACGGAGCTCGCCACGTTCGACTCCGAGGTGTCCGAGCACCCGGTCGAGCGCGGCGCGGCGGTGGTCGACC